TTTATCTTCATCACTTAAAACAAAGGCCGAACCACCTGTTGTTGCTTTATTAGAATTTAATCCTTTTTGTTTTAAATCTAAAGCATACTCTACAATTGAATCACAAGTATGTTCAGGGAGAGCTTCGGTTTGAATTGAGTAATAATTTTCTAGGTCCATAATATAATCAGTTTAAATAATATAAACTATTTAGTCATCAGAATCCGTCTCTGGATTGTATGTTTTTCCATCCTCATAGAAATTAATAGATGTTGAGAAACCGAAATCATCATCGGCGTCTGCACTTGTTGGATTTGGTACTGTTGTAATTCTTTCTTCTCTTGCTTTATTAGTTGTGTCTGTATCTGAATATAAATCAATATTAACTTCTTTAATTGTTTTAGTTGTAGTTGCTGGTCCAAATAGATATGTTTTTGCTGTAAAATTCATTGTATATACAACAGCTCTTCTTGATGTAAATGCACCATCATAAGTATCTTCATAATTTATAGTATTTAATATAATTGGCACATCTCTTTTAATATCTAATTCAGGTATTGCATTTACAGTTACAGTATAATCAGGTTGAAAAAAAGGTAAAATTTGTTCTGTTATTTGAAGACCGGCTTCAGCAGTTGCTGTAAAAGAATATAAATTAAAACTAATATTATAAGGCACAGGTGTGTAATTATAATTCATTACTTTACCATCTATATCTGCCTTTACTGATTTATATTTTTGAACTCTTGTTAATTTTCTTGAAGCGTCATAAGAAAGACCTGCAATTTCAAATCCCATTCTAGGCAATGTCAAAGCAAACTCTCTTTCATTAATATCAGGTTGTTGTTCTAATCTAACTAAGAATTTTTCTTTAGGCGCATATGATAATGGTACCTTAATAGATTGTACAACAGCGCCTGTAGAATCTTTTCTTTTAACAGTTATATTATTAAAGATAGTACCAAAAGCAATGGTCATCTTTCTTAAAGTCTGATTGTAAAAATACTCGCCTAACATTAGTTGAATTCATCTACCTCGCCAAATGGGTTTCTTTCTGTAAAGTCTAATATATCATCTAATACACTTGATGTATCAAAACCTGCTTCATTATCTAAATCTATATTATCTGCATATAGAGATTGAGTTTGTATTGCATAACTTTCAAGTAGCATATAATTACTATCACCACTTGCACTATCGTTTTCTAATAGTATAGAACCTGTTTCAGCTTCAAGTGTCATTTGATGAGCTAATTGGTCAAGTGAGTATTGGTCTTCAGCACCATCCATAACATCAACGCCTGTGTCAAGTCTTTCTGAACTGTATTCCCAGCGTGTAACTCTAAGTTTATAAACAGGCAATTGGCCTAATTGAAAGAATGGTTCTTGGTCTTCAACAAATTGTATTTCAAAGAAACTATTCATTAAAGGCATATAAATGATATCACCTTCGTTTGGTCTTCCGTCTACTACTAAATCTATATTATCATCTACATAATTATCAAAGGTTCTTTTAGCAACCATAAAGGTTGTATCTTCTCTAATTTCTAAACCAAATTTACTTACTAATTCTTGTTCGCCAGCAAAACCTTCAGTTGTTTCCATATACATCTCAATAAGATGAGCTGTATCAAATTTACTTGCAACATCTTCGCCTAAGATGAGGTCTTTATTGACTATTGTTCTTGGTAGGTAGTAGACATCATGTCCATAGATTTTAAGACCTTCTACTATTAAATCTTCGTAAAGTCTTTTCTCTTGTTCTCCACCGATGCCGTTTCCACTCTGAAAGTAATGATTAACTGGCATGGCATTATCCTATGAGCATTGCTGGGTTTAATTCGTATGATTCTCTAATTTCGTTTTCTAATTTTTCAACATCTGTTAATGCTTCTTGAAATATTTGACCACCATTTAATGATACACCACCAATCATAGTTACACCATTAAATTTAGATAAGTTAGCTCCCCATTGTTTTTTAAATAAAGCAGTTACATATCTTTTTAAATAAATGTCATTGTAAATATCTGTATAAGATTCTGGGTCTAATTTACGATAGCATTCAATTACAATCCATTCATCTGTTGTTAAATCGTTTGACCAATCCATATCAATATATAATCTATTATCATGTTGATTAAATCTTATAGGTTTTTCACCTACTAAAATATGGTCTAAGAAATCTAAGTGTCTTAATACAACATCATAATTTACTACTGATGTTGATGAAAAATCATATAGGTCATTCAATCTTAATTGATATCTAACATCAAATAAGTTTAGATTGCCTTTATCTGAAAAAGGAAAAATATTAATTACAGATACTACTGATTGAGGTACTGAAAGATAATTGTTATCTTCATACCATGTTGTTGTATCACTTGAAGGACCGTCTGTCGCTGTTTCAGTACTAGCATTTAATGTTGACAACCTTGTTTTATCAGTAGAAGTTAATTTATATTTTAAGTATGTTCTACGAATACCATCATAGTGATATTGTGCAAAAAACTGTAATGCCTCATCAATTCTGTCTTCAAGTTGGTCATCATCAACATTAATTTCTATAACAGGCTTACCTAGTGTTCTAAGTGCATACTGTTTTAATGTTTCTCTTGTATTTGGATTGGCCATAATTCTTCTCTTTTACTATATTTATATGAAGTAATACTCTTACTTTTAACTTATTAAGTATTACCTGCAATAGTTCCGTTATTTGTTAATGTAAAGTTTACACCAGGAGATGTAATAGCTGCACCTGCGGCCCCACCTGCACCACCTGAAGAAGCTGGTGAATTTGAACCTGATGAACCAGCCGCACCAAAACCTCCACCAGCACCACCTGTGCCACCGTCTGTTGCTGGACCAGGACCTGTACTTCCACCCGAACCACTTACTGGAGAAGGAACTCCGTAACCAGCGCCGGCACCTCCAGCGCCTCCTGCTCCACCTGTATAGTTAGTTGTTACAGGACCCGTTCTACTTGCATTTCTAACGGTTCTATATTTTTCTGCAAAACCACCAGGCATTGTACCCCACCAATGATTATTTCCTAGAGGATATGAATTATGATTACCACTCATTATAACATTGTTATATGTTTTGCCAGGTGCATTGCCGAAAGTAACACCATTTCCAGTAGTTAATGGATTTTTACGATGTCCTTCTAATACTATTACATTTCCACCAAAGTTGGCAGAAGAACCACCAGTTGAAGCTGTGCCAAAAAAATCATTTATATTTGGGGAGTTTGGTGATTTAATTGTCCACCATCCAGGTCCAGCAGGGTTGGCTACCACACCTCTCCTTTGTGGATAGTAAATGGGTCTTAGGTTTACAGTCTGTGAGGTAGATGTAGAACCAGGAGCACCTTGAGCACCTGAACCACCACCACCACCTCCACCTTTTATAGAGCCGGTATTATTAACTGTAACACCATTTGATAAAATTTGTAATGCTGTACCACCTGCTGAACCAGCACCACCATTTCCTGATGGATTTGTTCCTGCACCACCACCTGAAGCACCTAAAATTGTTCCTGCATTTTGTATATCAAGTGTGCCACCCATAGGCGCTGGAACGGATATAGGACCTAATGTGATTGCTGATGGCACTTGTAGAATCTTAGCGTCGCTAGATGTCCATGTTCCAACAAATAGTGTAGAAATATCTAAAGAAGCAGCTGATACTGCTGTTGCTGTAATGCCTGCAGCCGTGCCATGAAAGTCTGCGGCCATTCTTATTTGTCCTGTAGCGGCAGGAGCATTTCCCTTACCATATAATGAGGACATTGCTATTTGACCTGAACCTAAGCCAAACTCTGCAGCTATTTCACTAAATTTAATTTCACCAGAACCAGGTAATGGCATTTTATTACCTCTTCTCTTTTTCTAATTGTTCTACCTTTTTAGAAAGTTCTTTGATGGCCTCTATTAATAGGCCATGAATTGAATCGTATTCTACAGTTTTGTATTTTTTATTATCATCTTTTTGTAAAGGTAATAATTTTTCTTTTACAGCTTGAGGTAAAACTTTTTCTAATTCTTGTGCAATTATTCCTGCACCTGTACGGCCATTATGTCGTGTAAATGTAACACCTCTTATTTCATTTACCTTATCTAATGCATTTGGTATTACTTCAATGTCGGACTTTAATGCAACATCAGATACTGTAGTTGAGAAAGCAATGACATCTCCATCTACATGTAAGTCGCCATCATTTTCTAATCTCATTTCTTCTGAACCACCTGTGTTAAATCTCATGCTGTTATCAGAATGAACATAATAAATTACACCAGGATTATCAGAATCTGAATCTCCAAACCTAAGTTCTGAGTTATCACTAGTGTTTCCACATTTAATTACAAAATTGCAACCAGCACTTGAAAAAACAGATGCACCATCACTCAATGTTCCAAATTTCTTATTGTTATCGTAATAAAGTTCTACTGAACCATTTGCTAGTGCAGATATAGAATTTTCAGTATTATTAGTTTTAATGTAAACATTTGATGATTCAATGTTCATATCACCAGTATTATTGTCTAAAAAGCTATGACTGCCATTGTGGTAAACTTGTAAGTCTGAACCAGCACCAAATACTGCTTTGTCGTTATCACCAAAATTTATATCTGCTGATGTAGTTAAACCATCTGTAGTAATAACTCCTGTTACATCTAGCTTAGAACCAGGACTAGTAGTACCTATACCTACTCTACTGTTAGTAGAATCCAAGACTATTGTATTACTATGTAAGTTTACATCACCTGTTGAATTATGACATAATACAGTATCGGTTCTTGCTGGCAATGTAAGAGTGTTGGTTCCAGCTGAAGCTGGTACTGTTACTGCAATTTCACCTGAAGTGTCTCCTAGAATTTTTAATGTTGCCATATATAACCTCTATACTATTTATAAGTATTAGTCTGCTTCCTGTATTGTGTTACCCTCGGCAACCCATTCTTGAATTGCTTGGTAGTGTGTGTTTGCTGTGTCTAGTGGAACGTAATAAGTTTTACCATTAGAAACTAATTTAATTCCTGAGTTTATTCCCTCAGATTCAGTATATTGTGCTGATATAATATTCATGCTATCTCCTATAATTCTGCATCTGCCTCAAGAAAAGCATCTGTATCATTACTTGCTCTTAACATAGCACCCTTACCTGTTGTGCCACCTGATATTGTTACATCTACTCTAGCACCATTCAAAGACCTTGAATTACCATCAAATGCTACTGCTGATACTGACCTTGAACTGCCATCAATGACTTGAAAACTTCCACCTGAAGACATAGTTGGTAATGCTCTCATCTCTGTTGGAAAATCCATTCTCCCTAAAAATTTTGTTGTACTAGTTTCAAAACCATTTGTTAAAACAGAGTAAGGTGCATTAGAAACTGATTTATAAAAATACCTATGACATCTAGCTAGACTTGTACCTCTATCTTCAAACTGAAATGGTGGTATGCTGTTAGCATCAAATGTTCCTACTTCTAATTGTACACCTGTTATGTACCAATCATTAGATGTGCTGTCTGCATGATTAACTTGACCTACTACTCTGTTTGCATTAGTTATTGTTGCCCAACTTGTGTTTAAAGTTCCAGATGTTCTATTACTTCCTGCACCTAACCAAAACTGTATTTGAAAACTGAATGCATTATCATTATCTATTGTTCCTGTTGTATCACCTGCAAAAGATAATACTTTTTTTTCCCAAGTATTTGCACTATCTATTGTGTATGCTTGTGATATTTGCCTTAAATTATCAAAATCATATAACTCAAGAATATTTGTTCCTGTTTTTGTTGCCTTAACCCAAAAGGATACAGTTACACTTTCAGCATTAGACGTGCCTTTTTTTAGCATTTGTAAATTTTGACCTTCAAATCTATATGCAATGGTATTAAAAGATGCTGCTGATGGTGAAGCTTCTGCTGTTGTACAATCCATTTTAAATGAATTTGTAAAGCCCTGACCTGTTGGAACATCAGTAGACTGACTTACAGTCCAAGTTCCTAAACTAGATATAATATTTTTAAATCTGTCAATTGCAACAGGATTTCCTGAAACTGCAACACCAGTTTCACTCGTACCTCTTTGTGCTATTTGCATATCACCATTTATAATCAATGGAGTAGCAGTCTTTCTCTCCTGAAAGTTTGTTGCGTTTTTATATGCTCTAGTTATGGCCATCTTACTCTCCTATCCTCTGCATTATGCTAGTTCCTCTGCTGTTGGTTGTGTTTCAGTTGGGTGATTCCATTCAGCTATATAATCACCACGACCATCTAAATCATTTCTTAAAAGTATTGTTCCCTCAGGACTAAAATCTTCTTTGGTTAGACTTGGTCTTAGTTCTATTATCTTTTCTATTAATTGCATGTTATTTCCTATGTAATAAGTTTGTGCATTGTCCAACCACTTTGGTTAGAATTAATGGTTCTTGAGCTACCTGCATTAACAGTGTTAATGTATGCATACATTTCTACATAATCACCCTCAGATAAATTTAAAATATGATTTATACTTGGAGATGCTAATCTTACATAGTTTGTAGCAAAATTAAATTGTGAAATAGTCGTAGATTTACTGCCATTAATATAAACTGCTAAATAACAAGCTTGCAAATCAGTATTAACACTTGTTCTAAGGTGAGCAAAAGCATTAAGTTGATAATAACCTGCACCACCTGATGGTACTGTAAATCTATGATTTGTAGTATCAAAAGTAACACCAACTTCGTGAACAACAGTATCCCATTCTATTTTAGTTTCTACAGCATCACCTATTCCTGTTTGAGTTGCAGTCATTCTTACATAAAAAAGTGGAGTATTATTTCCACCTACAGTTATCTCTCCTGAATTTGCAGGTAAAGTAAGAGTATTAGTTCCTGCTACAGCAGGTACTGCTAAGGTTATGCCACCTGAAGTACTACCATTTATTTTTACCCCATTTGCATCTAAAACAACTTTATCACTGCCAGCAATTTTTACATCTATTTGGTCATCTGTGTCTGCCGTTATACTGGTGTCTCCATCAGCGTCTAATATCAATTCATTTCCATTTAAATCAACAGTTGTGTCAACAAGATTTACTAAACTTGACATCACTTTATTTACTGAAATATGTACAATATCACCTGCTTGTGTTGTAGCTTGCAATACAACAGATGTTCCGTTTGTTGCTACATAATCATCTGATTCTATCAAAAGAGTACCATTCAGATATACATCTTTTGCACCTGAGGCAGTATATGATAAGGTTGAACCATTATCATCTGAACCACTAAATGTAGTTTGGCCTGAGGTTGCTGTATAGTAAAAGTCAACCCTAGAATCTAATTGTGAATTTGTAAATGCTCTAGTTATGGCCATTAATTATTCTCCTATCAATGCATTGACTTCTGCATCTGTTAATCCTAAGTCTTTAAGTTTTTGTCTGCCATTTGCTTTGTCAGTTTCTTTTTGTGCTAACTCATCTATACGAGCTTGGTCAGATGCTTTTTCTTCATCTGTTCTAAAATCGAATGTTTCTGTTGTGCCATCAGAATTTATTTTATTATGATTATTATTAATGGCATTTTTCCATTGTTCTTCAGAAACTTCTATTGTTGGACTTGGTACTGATGAATGTATCTCAGATTCATACCATCCTAAAATTTTATTATTTTCATCTATATGTGCTAGCTTCATGATATTATCCCTGTTGCTATCCAATAAATACCTTCCATTGGAGTATAATGTGAAACTTTAAAACTTGAATTTCCTACATTACTATCGGGTGATAGTGATTCAGCACCACCTACACCACCTGTGTCTGTTCCTGTATCAAATGGTGTTAAGACAACACTATATACTGTAGTAAATGATACAGGAAAATTTACAGTAAATGAACTTGATGATGAAGTGTGTTTACCCCATTGTATTGTGTAACCATTAGAAAACTTTTGATAACCATTTTGAGATAAAGTTTTAGCTGCGTCAGTTAAAACAGTATTACCATCTATAGTAACATTAGCACTTGAATCTATTCTCATAGCTTCTGTGCCTGACCTTCGGAATGCTAAATATGCTCCACTAAAATCAAATCGGTTTGCAGTTCCGAATGATGGGTCAGCATATGTCTGCATATTAAAAGTTGCACCTGCACTTCCATCTCGTAAAGTAAGAAGGTCAGCAACACCTGAAGACTGATCCCTGTTTACTGTTAGTTTACTTGTAAGTGATGTAAACCCAATACCTACATTACCACTAGAATCTATTCTGAATTTTTCTGCATTAGATGTACCAATAAACATAAAGTCATTATCAGTATCATAAGAGATAAAACCTCTTCTTGAACCTGAACTATTCAAATACTTTAATGAATTGTCTGAATCAGAAGCTCCAGCTTGTAATTCTAATTCAGCATTGCCTGAACTTTTCATTTGAATTTTAGTTGGTGATAATATTACTCTGTCAGTACCACCTACTTTAAAATCTATTCGGTCATCTGTGTCTGCTGTTATACTGGTATCGCCATCAGCATCTAATATAATTTCATTTCCATTAACGTCTAAAGTTTCACCATCTACAAAATTTCCAATTAGACTTGTTGTGCCATGATTAACTATGTGTAATATATCACCTGCTGTAGCACCTGATTGTAAGACTACAGATGTGCCATTGGATGCAACATAATCATCTGTTACATTTAAATGTGAACCGTTTAGATAGACATCTATTTTACCTACTGTGTATGATAAGGTTTCTCCATCATTATCAGCTCCAGTAAATGTTGTTTGGCCAGAAGTAGCGGTGTAATCAAATTCTGTTCTTTGTTCAACCCTATCAGCAACACTAAAAACACCATATGCAACAATATTGATAATATCATTTACATCAGCACCACTTGCCAAAACTACTGAAGTTCCGTTTGTTGCTGTAAAGTCAGCTGCACTTAATCTTGTACCATTTAAAAATACTTCTACTAAACCTACAGTATAACTTAGTGTATTGGAATTACTATCACTACCTGTAAATGTAGTTTGGTCAGCAGTAGCAGTATAAATGTATTCTACCCTTGTTGAGCCTGCAGCTATATCTCTACTTCTACTCATGTTTATTCCTTAGGTATATCCGTTTTAATTTGGTCTACAAACTCTACCCATTTATTTGTACCGTTCTTTTTATCCCAATACAACATATCTAATTGAGCTTCAAGAGAACCATAAGCTTCTCTCCTTTGACCTTTATATAAGTTAGATTCTCTTTCCGCTGTTACTTCTGTAATAGCTTGATTAACTTCTTCTTCTGTTGGTTGAGTTTCATTTTCATCTAACCATTCAATGTCAGCATAGGTATCACCATTGACTTTCCACAATGCATTTGGTCTAAGTTTTATAAGTGCTTGTACTATCATTCTATCTCCATTGCATAAATCATTGAGTAACCATTGGTGTTAATGCCTAAACCATCATAACTATTTTCATTAAAGTTAACGACATACTGAACACTAGCAGTATCTCCTCTACCCATTGCACAATTAAAAGTGTGGTTACCAGCACTTAGTCCTGTCCATCTTGCACACCAAGTAGCATTAACTTGTGATTGAGACATATGGTATGGGTCAAAATGAGTTGCCCTAAATAAAGATGTATTATTACCAGCGTCACACCACATAGCAAATGTATGAGGGTTTCCACTTGTTGCTCTAGCACAATAATGAAAGTATACCACCATAGTAGTTGATGCAGATTGTTTGTTAAATGTTCCTGATATTTTTCCATTAGATGGATACTTAAATTCTTGAAACAAAGTTATTTGTGTACTACCACTACTTACTGTACTTGTACTGTGATATATAACTTCTGATTTTGTTATAGGTGTAGATATACCAGTCAATGAGGAGCCATCTCCTGTAAATGCTGTTGCATTTATAGTTCCATTAACATCTAGTTTTTGGCTAGGACTTGTAGTACCTATACCTACATTACCAGTAGATGTTATTCTCATACGTTCTGTAGTTATACCTGATGTAGTAGAATCTGTAGATTCTCCAAAGACTAAACTGTCTGCATTGTCATAAGCAATTTGAGCTTCATCTGCTTTTACACCTAGTCTTATAAACTGATTTGCATTGTTATTAGCAATAACAAAAGTTGTTTCTCCACCTACTGAGCCATCAGTTAAATTCAATATTCCACCATATGTACTAGGACTACTAGTTCCTATACCTACATTGCCACTAGAATCTATTCTCATAGCTTCTGAGTTAGATGATTTAAATGCAAGTTGTGAACTACCTGCTTGGTTTCCTACTGTTGTAACATTAGAAGATGTTTCAATAATAAAGTTAGAAGCAACACCATCACGAAACTCAGCAAGTGTTCCAGCACCTGAACCAACAACATCTAACAATGCACTAGGACTACTAGTACCTATACCTAATTTACCATCACTTGCCATGTGTACTTTAGTTGAAGCATCAATTTGTAAGTCTATTTCACCACTTGTATCTGATGTTAGTTTTAATCCATTAGTTGTATCGGCATTAATCTTACATGTCATAGTATTACCCACCTTTGTTCACTAGGAACTGTTACTTTTTTATCACTTGTTATTCTCATAACTATATTTATAATCGTTTTATAATATCACCCAACGCTGGCCACTAGGAACGGTTACTGTTACTCCTGAGGCTATAGTCATTGGGCCAACACTAAATCCATTACTGCCTGATGTAATTGTATAATTAGCTGATATATCATCAACATTCTCATAGATAGCTCCTCCAGCTGAAGCGCCACCACCTATACTTCCCCAAGCACTACCATCGTAGCCCTCAAATGATGTTGTGGTTGTGTTGAACCTAAACATGCCTGAGCTAGGCGAACCATCTCTTTGTGCTGTTGTACCTTTATTTAGTTTTAGTGAAGCAGTATTTGCTGATAAATCTATTGTGTTTGTTTGTGTATCTAAATCACCACCTAGTTGAGGTGAAGTATCACCTACTAAATCTGTAGTTATTGTGGCAAAACTTAAAGAACCTGAACCATTTGTTTGTAATACTTGACTAGCAGAACCATCAGCTGAAGGAAATGTATAACCACCCACTTCAAGTCCTGTGCCGTTAATTAATTTTAATTCTGTACTTGTTAGTCTTGCACCAATATTATTTGAACCTGCTTTTCTTAGTGCAAACTCTATTAGGCCATCTTCTGTAGTATCTGAAGCGTCTGAAATCTTTCCTGTAATTTTTGCATAAACAACTTCTTGGTCAGCGTCATTTTCACCTTTAAATTTTAATTGGCCAAGATAATCGGCGTCTGCTGGTGAACTTGAATTTCTTTTTAGTGTTATTACAGGAGCTGCTGTACTAGAAGCTTCAGTTGTTGTAATTAATAAACTATCACCTGTTGTTGTGTTAGTTAAACTTAAAGTACCTGTTGTAGAAATATTACCTGTACCTGTAATGTTATTTGAATTTAAATCTAAGTTACCACCTAATTGAGGTGTTGTGTCATCTGATACTTCAAATGTTTCACTAACAATAAAAGTCTCTACTGTTAATAAATCATTATTTGCAGCTGCAGTAGATAAAACAATAGATGTTCCATTTGAAGCTGTATAATCAGCGTCATCTAATAAAATTCCGTTTAGATATATGTTTGTTTTTCCCGTACCAGCTGCATAAGATAGTGTTACTCCATCATCATCTGTTCCTGTAAATGTTGTTTGATTTGTAGTAGCAGTAAAAAAGAACATATTTTTTATTGCCGAACCACCACCTCCACCACTTGCAGCTTTCCAAGCAACACCTGTTCCTGTTGTGCTATCAGCTGTTAATACATAATCATTTTGTCCTACAGATAATGCTGATGGAGCACCTGAACCATCACCAATTAATAATTGACCTTTTGTGGCCATACTTACTGTTGAAGCAGTCCCAGAATCGAAGTATGCTACACCTGTTGATGAACTAAAATTTTGTCCTGTACCACCGTATTGTGAACCAATTGCCGTGCCATTCCAAACACCAGTTGTAATTGTTCCAACACCTGTGATTGTTCCTGATTGGTCGGCATTTATAGATACAGCACCTGATGATACTGTGAAGTTTGAAGATGAAAAGGATGCAATACCTTTTATAGAAGTAGTAGCGTCAGCACCAACACCAATAACTTTTATGTTATTACTTGAATCTCGTACATAGATTTTCTGGTCAGCAGTATTAAGAGCAACCTCACCTACAACTATATCACTAGTTGTTGGTACCGAAGAACCGGTTTCAGAGCGTTTTAATTTTACTGTTGTTGTCATACAATAGTCCTCACATTACTATTATTTAGTTAGTAGACTTTAGTATGTTCCGCCATCTATAGTCGTAACTGTAACTGCTCCTGATGAAACTGTAAAGTTGTCTGAGCTAAACGAAGCAATACCTTTATTACTTGTTGTAGCGTCCTCTCCTGCAAAAGTTATTGTTCCGGAACTCTCTGTTACATCCATACCTTCGCCAGCAGTAAATGTAATTGTACCACCTAAAGAGGTAGCAGTTGAATTTGAACCATCTGTAACTGTTATTGCACTATTAGCTAATTTAGCATTTGCAATAGAACCAGCCAACATTGCATTTGTAATACCTAATGCCTTGACTTGTAAAGCGTCGCTTGATACTTCAATAGAACTGTCATCTACTTCTACATCTAATGTATTGCCTGTTTTACTTAAAGCTGCACCTGCAATAATTTGACCAGCACCAGAGAATTGTTCAAATATAATATTACTTGTACCTATAGTAGATGTTGTTTCTGTTTGAACATATCCGTTATTTGCGTTGACAGTACCTTCTTCAACAAATAAGAAGTCCCCTGAAGCAATTTCTGCTGTTGTATCAAAGTCTGTAGCCCTTGTTAATACAGTTGATGATGTTCTAGTATAGATACCGTTATGAGCTGCATTACTTTCATTTTTAATAAGTAATCTATCTCCATTTACTAGAGTATAACTATCTAATGTTGTTATGCCTGTTGAAAGAGTTAATGTTGCACCAACACCTGATACACCATTATCATAAGTTACTGTGTCGCCACTTTCTGCAGCCAATGTTTGTGTAGTTGCAGCTTTACATGAAGCATGTACATGTAATCCTTCAGCGATAGCGTCTACATAAGCTTTTGTAGCTGCATCCTGAGCGCTTGTTGGGTCAACAACATTTGTAATTTTACTACTATTAACACTTACAGCACCTGAACCGTTAGGACTTAATACTAAATCTCCGTTAGCATCAGTTGTTGAAATTGTGTTTCCGTCTACATCAATATTATCAACAGTCAATTGTGTCATTCCAGCAATTGCTGTTGTAGTAGCACCTAAAGTAAGTGTAGATGAACCTAATGTAATTGTTGAATTTGTTAATGATGAATTAGCAATGTTTGATAGTGTATTTGAAGAACCACTAATAGTTTTATTTGTAAGTGTTTCTGTTCCTGTTACAGTTGCAAAATCTGAATTTGTATTACTGTAATTTGCTAGGTCATTATCTACTACTAAATCAATTGTTCCGTCTGAATCTTGATATGTAGCAGTAATTAAAGTTTCAGTATTTGAACTGAACATTAATCCTGTGATATCTTGTATTCTTTCAGCGTTTAATGTAACATTACCTGAACCTACTGTAAAGTCTGTAGCGTCAAATGAAGCAACACCTTTATTTGAATCAGAAGCATCCTCAGCAGAGATAGTAATAGCGTTGTTGGCAACAGCAGTATCTATTCCTTCTCCACCTGTAAATGTTAATGTTTCACCTGTACTAATTGTATCATTAGAACCTGAATCAGCAGCTAATGTGAGAGATGAAACAACAGTATCAAAACTTAAATTTCCAGAACCATCTGTTTTTATAAATTGGCCAGATGTGCCGTCTCCGTCAGGTAAAACAAATGTGGTTGTAGAAGTAACAGAATTGGGTGCTTTTAATCCTATAAAATTAGAACCGTTATTAGTACCTTCATTTAATTTTACTTGACCACCAATAGTTGCACTATTTCCTATTAATAATTCATCTATTGCTTTATTTGAATCTACTATAATTGTAGATGAAGCAGTTAATGTGCCATGAGCATGGTCATTTAATTGAGCAAAATATTTACCACCTATAACCTCAATATTAGCAGCTTCGCCATTTGTCTCGGTGCCTGTACCAATAAATAATCGGTCACCATTATTAGCCTGTGTACCTGTACCATATGTTAAGGCTAATTCACCTTGAGCTAAGGCAGAGGGGGCAGTTGTACCCGAAGACCTTTTTATTTTAATTACTGTTGCCATTTTTAATCTCTCTCTTTGTTAATTCTAAAAAACTCCACCATTGAATATTAAACTTCCTGATGGTGTAGATATTTCATTTCTTGATACAAACTTTTGTGCTGTATTATCCCATTGAATCATTGCACCATCATTTAATGTTGATACATCAACATCAACTAAGTTTCTTAGAGTATTAGCCACTTGAGCGCTGGGTAATGTTATTGATACTTTTTGAGCCCCAGCCGTTGATGTGTTTATACTTGCTGTCTTAGTATTATTTGAACTGATAGTTGCCGATACAGACATTGGTCTGTTACCTCCTTTACTTCTTTGTAATATTTATAAGAAAAGTTAATTATAAAATCTAAGATTTTTATAATTTATGTAGTAACATTTGGTGATGTTGTTATAATTCCTTGTATAACCCTTGTAATATCATTGGTTGATGAGTTGGTTATCTCTAAATCCCATACATATCTAGCAGGTGCATCCAAAGCTGCTGTTATGGTAGGTGTTAATGATAATGTTATTAATCCTGTTGTTGGGTCTGAATTTATAGTGGTTGTAATTGTTACTCTAGAGCGAGTAGAAGAATATCCTAAGGCCATTTTAGCTGCCGATGTATATCCTGTTAAATCAAAGGCTTCACCGTTATTATCCTTAACAGTAACATCAGTACTGAATGTTGCACCTTGGTCTAATTTTAGATTTGCAATTGCAGCCATTTTTTATTAAGCCGTTCTTTTCCACATATATACCACGATATATGGTTGTAAATTGTTATGAGCAGTTCCGCTTCCAGTTGAGGATGTATGAGCTGCACTTGTACTGTTATAATTGTTTCCGTCATTATCAATTCTTACACTTGATAATCCTGTTGTTACGCCATTTCTAGGCGTAGCGTCTGCACCATATCCTTGTAAATGAAAGTGAGATGGAATTTCGGCAGTTGATAGTGTATGAGTTTTAGCACCACCTGTTTCTTCTGCTGTATCAAATTCTGTTTGACCTGAATCTATACCTACAGGTACTCGACCTGCACCAAAAGCTACCCATGTACCAAATCCTAAAAGAGTTCCAGGATTAGTTGAACTTGTAGCATTAGTATAAATCGAACCAACAGGATAAACAGCGTCTAATACAGTTAAAGTATAAGAAGCGTTATTAACTTTAAAATCTTTCCCTGAAGCTAAGTTAATATGTTCAGATGAAGTCCAAGCGTCTGTTGAATTCACCCAATTGAAAGTATGGTCGGTAGAACCTTTAAGTGTTATACCACCACCATCAGCAGTTGTGTCTGAAGGTGAAGAAACCGAACCTAATTCAATGTTCTTATCATCAACACTTAGTGTTGTAGAGTTTATAGTTGTAGTTGTTCCGTTTACAGTTAAGTTTCCAGCAATTGTAACATCATCAGGTAAACCTATTGTAACTGTACCGGAACTTTCTGCAACGGTTACCTCATTAGATGTTCCCGAAAATGTTAAAGTGCCACCCATAACTGTATTTGTGGAATTACTACCGTCGGTTACAGTAAACACGGTACCACTAATAGAATTACTTCCTATAGCAATTGTTTTATTGGTTAGTGTGTCTGTTGTATCACGGCCTACAATTGTATCAGTAGTTGTGGGTAAAGTTAGTGTTGCATTTCCTGAATAACCTGAATGTGGGCCTGATTGTAAACGAGCATAATGTGCATTTGAACTTTCACAGTATAATTTTATACCTGAAACTGTGCCATCATTTTTTAAATCAATATCTCCTGATGTCAATACTAATCTATCATTACCACCAATTTTAACATCTATTTGGTCATCTGTGGAAGCATGAAGTGTTGTATCTCCATCAGCATCCAATATAAATTCTAATCCATTAATATCTAAAAATGAATTAATACCTATAATTCCAAATGAAACAATATCCAAAACATCATTAGCAACAGCAGCTGTTCCTAATACGATAGATGAGCCGTCAGTAGCAGTATAATCTGCTGGTGATAATCTAGTACCATTTAAGAATACATCTACTTTATCGTTATTATATTGTAATGCATTTCCGTTGGCGTCATTGCCTGAAAATGTAGTTTGGCCACCTGTAGCAGTAAAGACAAATGTTTGTCTGGTTGCACCTGCGGCTACATCTCTTGCTCTTGTTGTCATATCTATTTACTACTTACTTTTAATTCTTCTTCTATTTTTTCTTCAGGCAAATGTTGTTTTAAAATTCTTGTATGATGTTCCATAAGAACATTTAAATCATTATATTCTGCCTGTACTTTTACCTTTCTAGAGTTTAATTCTTGTAATCTAGATAAAGCAGTTAATCCTTCTTCATTTAAATTATCACTTTCATACTCTTTATCATCTAATGTAAATTTCATTTCATTTCTCCATTATTAATTAACTAATATTATTTATAATACTAAATTAAGCTGTTCTTTTCCACATTTTAACAACGATATATGGTTGTAAGTTATTGTGTGGTTGCCCACCACCTGTAGAACTAGTTTGAACATCCCTGGCTGTAGGGGTAGCTCCATCTTGAAATCCTGTTGTACTAACTCCATCGCCTGTATTTACCTGAGTTTCATGCGTATGTGATGGCATTTCATTAATAGTTAATGTATGTGTTTTAGCACCACCAGTTTCTTCTAGTGTATCGAATACTGTATCGCCAGTATCTTGGCCTACAGGAACACGCCCTCCTCCAAATGCAACCCATGTACCAAAACCCAATAGTGTTGCTGGGTTTGTAGTTACAGAAGCATTTATATAAATTGAACCTACAGGATATACTTGTTGTAGAGTACAAAGTGTGTTGCCACCTGAAGTAAGTGTGTTAGCTTCTGTTGTTAATGTTTTATTTGTTAAAGTTTCAGAAACATTTTTTAGTGATGTATTATTAATTTTAAATTCTTTTCCAGAAGCAAGATTTAAATGTTCTGATGATGTCCAAGCGTCTGTTGAGTTAACCCAATTAAATGTGTGGTCTGTTGCACCTTTTAAAGTTATACCACCACCGTCAGCAGTAGTATCACTAGGAGTATCAACCGAACCTAATTCTATATTTTTATCATCAACAGATAATGTTGTTGAGTTAATTGTGGTTGTAGTTCCATTAACAGTTAAGTTTGCACTAATAGTAACATTACCACTAGAATCTATTACTACTTTGTCTGAACCACCCACTTTGATATCAATCTGGTCATCTGTGTCAGATGTGATTGAAGTATCTCCGTCAGCATCCAATATTAACTCGTTTCCGTTAATATCTCCGTAAAATGCGTTGTCTCTTGCTCTTGTCATACTACTATTTATATTCTCTTTTAATTATTTTGATTATTATTTACTAATCTGCTTCCTGTATTGTGTTACCCTCGGCAATCCATTCTTGAATTGCTTGGTAGTCTGTGTTTGCTGTGTCTATTGGTACAAATGAGTTAATATTTGTATTCCATACAACTTGGTAAGATAATAAAACATCATTACTATCTTTTATTTTTTTTACTGAAACTATATTATCTTTATACATTTATAACTCCGAATCTAATGCTAAAAATTGTCCAGCAGCATCTTGTTGTGAACGCCCATATATTGGTGTATTACCTGTTAAACCTGACCCATTGACTCCTAACCAAACACCAAAGCTAGTTGAAGCTGCATCTGCTATTGTTGGATTATCAGTAGTATGGTCACCTAAATATCTAGCATTAAATTTAAAACCAGCTCCTCTAGCTGTTATGGTCGGGGCTGCTCTCATTGGTCTGTCAAAAGGTATTTGAAAACGAAACTTATCTGTACCCTCTGTCATACCATAAAAGTTATTACCTTGATTTTGATAATATCTTTGACATCTAAAAAAACTTGTAGCAAAATCTTCAAACTGAAATGGTGGTATGCTGTTAGCATCAAATGTTCCTACTTCTAGTTGAACAGCAGTCATATCAAAAGTAGCTCCACTTGTTGCTAATAAATTTACTCTTGTAGGGTTGTTCATATAAGAATTTCCTGATGCGTTAGAGTTCCAAGTATTTACAGTTCCACTAGTATAGTTTGAACCGATATACAAATAAGTTAAATTTATTTCAAACCCTAAACCATTATCATTACTTATAACTCCACTCGTGTCAGCATCTATATTTATTACTTTTTTTTCCCAAGTGTTTGCAGAGTTAATTGTATAGTTATATGGGAATGTTCTATTTTCGCTAGGTCTTGAATCTACCTCGACTATGTTTCCAACAAAAGTTCCAGTAACACTACTTCTTACATAAAAAGATAATGTAATGGGTAAAGCGTTAGATGTTCCATACTTTAAAAGTTGTAAGTTTTGGGCTTCGATAGCATGCTGGATAGATAAATAACCACTTGTTGCAGGTGATGATTCAGCAGTCGTTACAGTAATTCTTTTTGCTTTCGGGAAACCATCTAAACCGCTATCAATTTGTTCTGTACTTATTTGTCCTGTTGATATATTTCCTGCATTTATAGAAACTCTATCAACATCATTGTATCTAAACCCCCCTGTTGATAATGCTAATGTTGTAGCACTCGTACCTCTTTGTGCTATTTGCATATCACCATTTATAATCAATGGAGTAGCATTCTTTCTATCTAAAGCTACTGTGTTATCTGATACTGTACCATGTAAAGTGAGAGCCATTAATTATTCTCCTGGTTTGCTTGGAAAAGAAAAATTAACACAATCGTGTTTTTGTGTTTCTTC